CTGGGGTATTGCGAGCCCACGTCATATATGCGTGCCATATATACCGTGTACTCAGCGGTGGGAGGCGCTAGCAGATCCAGACCGAGCTCCATGGCACGAACGAAGAACTCATGAAATACTGGCGTTTGGTAATCGGAGGCGATATATCCGCGCAGTTTCTCGGTGAGCTTAGTTATGGGCGTGTCAGTTGAGTGTCCTGTGACGTGCAGCTTGGCCAGCTGCCTCGACAGGTCACACATGGAGTTTGGATCTCCCGTCCAGACGTCCGGCGTATAATGGCGTGCGAGGAAGCAAACTGGTGCTTCCCCCCGCCTCTTCTCCTCACATTTAGCGATGGGGCCCCAGGACTCTGCTGACTCTATGAACCATGAGCTTGGCAGATTGGGCGTTAAACCATCGTCTCCCCCGTAAACCCCCAGACCAGCGTAAGCCTGGTCTGGTTCCCGGCCCATATTTCGCAACGCTGTATATGCGATCAGGGCATTCGCCAAGCTATTCAAGGATGAAGTCTCGGGCGACCCAGACAATCTTGAGGTTCCGGTGTCATAAACAACACCATAAGCTGTAAAACCTTGTCGATTCATTTGGGTCCTAGCGAGATGTAGGACTTCAGTCCGATACACGTCGGCAAAGGCTGCCGACATGAGCATGGCTTCAAACTCGCGAAGGGCAGGGCTAATTGTCCCATCAAACTTGGAGAAGTCCGATGAGGTCATAAGCTGCGCTGCCTCACACAGGTGTGCAACGATAGTTGCCGTCTCCAACGGCGACCGTCCGAATGCATACCATGCCTTGGTTTTGAGTAGATCGGCCAGGGCATATGTGTAGCGAGAGTAATGGAGTTTGGGATAGGGCTCAACGGTGGAAATGTTGCGAGGAGGCAAGGGGCCTGCATAGGCTTCAGCCTTTTGAAAGGACTGAACCTTTACCTCACGGGGATCATCGGAGGCTGTGCAATCGGCCCGGCTGAGCAATGTGCGCTGTGATGGTCGAGACTGACGAAGGAGCACCTCATCGGGGCTCACTGGAACTAAGGAATGAGCCTCTGGTCCAAGGAATCGTTTAATAAATTCCTTGGCATATTGCTCATTTTGCTTCGTCATGAGGGTATTCTTCTTTACGCCTTTGACGCGGCCATCAATACACCATTCGTCATTGGCCTTGCTTGAGGACGGCGTGAAAGTGCCATGGTATAATGGCTGCATAAATGCAACCAATTTACACTTGGCATCAGGATCATGGTCCACAGTGGCGGCCTGGAAGGTGCGGACAGCTCGACCTGCTGGAACGTAGGGGGCTGTTTCGATGGCGGTGCTTTTCCGATAATACGCGGCTAAGATCGTTGCACAGAGCTTGGGCTCAACAACATCATATGCCCTGAGATGTGATTCTATAGTGGAGATCGCCAAAGCTGACGATGACTGGGCACATAGAACATTTATCTCGTCATCAACCTTAAGAGGGATGGTGACACAGGTATATGTGTTTAGAGCAGCTGTGCTAACGACCCATTCGGAGCCGCGCAGCGTTCGGACTCGAGCAAACGCCCCCACAACGGGATTCAGGTGCACCAGTGGTTCACCAAGTGGTGCGAATAGTCGCAACCAACTCGGGCCCACCCACTCAGGTACAAAGAGTACTGCTAAGTGGTGCTCGTCAAGACGTTGTTTGTACGTCCTGTAACAGGCAATGGTTCCTGCTGGGTTCCACCAGCTAGCGCCCACCAATAAGTGGTCAGGGCTATAATCCCATAGGGGGTGCTCGAAGCAAGCAGACTCCGGATAACGGACCTGGAGTTTGCCTGTCGGCGTGAAGGAGTAAGCGAGCTTCTCGTCATGATATGCAGCAACGGTGGGGCACATGGTATAAACTAGTGTGACAGCTGGATGTGCTGCCAGCCACGTGTTCATTTCCATGTAGTAATCCGTGTCCACAATTGTGACAAGATCGGTGGTGGGATTTATGGCGTCCATGCGCGGAGGAATGCATAGATCGGACGGCCAGAAATACTCCCGGCTACCAGCACCTTGATCTCGCTCGCCCATTTGATGATGGTATGGGCGCAACCGTAAAGTCTCAGCCATATTACCTGCCAAAGCT